TCACGCATGGTCGAAATGCTCTTTAGCCTGTCGGCTCATTTCGTCGAAAAATTCAGCGGCAGGACGGCCATTGCATTCTGCCACGGCTTCCCGGAACCCCTTCTTTTTTTTCTCGTCCATGACAGTCACGCTCTTGTGTCCCCGGATCAGCTCCAGCAGCCACTTTCCTTCGGGCGTATTGTCTTCGATCATTATATGTGTCATAGCGGTCAGGTATTTAATTCGTCGTAAGGCTATCCTCTTGTTCGGCAAAGATAATAAATTCCGGGATATAACCGAAAAGTCCGTATCGCCGGCGTATCCCTTGATACCTATATAACGAATCCCGTACCGGAAACGGTATGCACGTTCGTATCTTTTCCTGCTGTTTGCGCCCCCGGTTGCTTTTATAGCTCACCCTGTGGACGGCTTGGACCGCCGCCCCTTCCGTTTATATACCTGCCGGACGACGCCCGATATACCGAGTATAACCCTCTCGTTGTCTCGACTTTCGCCGCCGGGTTCGTTTTCGTGTGCAAAGGTACGGTGGACGAACACGGTTCAAGGACCGCTGCCGTTACCTGTAATGAAATTTGACGCAAACTTTCCGGAATCCGGGATTCCGGCCTTTCATAAAATTTCCTTCCGTTTCCTTGCCCGTCGTTCTCGCATCCCCCGTCCGACTCCGCACGTGAAAACATCCCCTTCGGGCGAAGTCGGAAGACATCGAACGGAGGGAAAGAAAAAACGGAAACGATGACAACAACAGAACAGATTACCAATGTGGCCACTGCTTTGGGCTGGAGTGTGGAAACGGACGCCAGTCGTCCCGGCTTCACGGAGTTCGAGTTCCGGCAGTACACGCCCGCAGGACAGGACTTCGGCTTCAGCGTCGAAATGCGGAACGGCGATCCCGACAGCCTCCTGCAAGAGCTGGAAAAGTATTACGAGGCTTACGACTCCGACTATGAAGCCTATCTGTGGATCGGCACGGACGGGCACGGCAAGAACGGCGCCCCTTACCACATCAAAGACATCGTGAGCGATATGGAAGCGGCCGAGGCAATGATCGACACGCTTTATGAAACCCTGAAAACAGCATTGAAATGAGTACGAAACGAAGTTACAAAGCGGAATTTCTGCGTTGGAAGGCAGAAGTGGAGAAAAAACACGGCAAGATGATTTACGACCGTCTTTCGGAGGTCATCGACACGGACGACGACCTGGCCGTCGGCGACACGGTTCTCTTTACAAACGATTATGGAGTGACGTTCGGCCCCCACGAAGTGCTGGGGTTTTGCCGTCCGGACAGTTTCCTTTGTCCGCACCGTTACCCCGAGGACGAGGATTGCGGCATCGTCTTTTCAGACAACGACGCCTATTGGTTCCCCGACCGCCCCGGCCAACTGACGTTGGTACAGAAAGGAGGTGCCGACGTATGAAAGCGATGACGGACGGGGCGATCCTCGCACGGCTCTGCGGCAATGTGACCGCAGGCCGTTTCGACTGGCGCAAATACTGTACTCCGCAGACCTATTTCGGTCGTGAAGTTTGCGTCACGCCGCTGCTCTGTTCCTACGGACAGATAGGCTATGCCGTTCATTTCCCTTATTCCGATATGCCGGAAGTGGAGTACGACTGGGAACTGAACAGCCTTACCATCGACGGCGAGGAGTGGCGAATTTATTTACAGAACACACGATAACGGACAAATTGGATTATGGCACAGAGTTTTTATACCAAATGGCAATATGTCTTCCTTGCGGACGCAGGGTGTTATGTCTCGAGAGAATACCGGAATTTCCAGACGGCGCTCGTCCGTGAAATATCCAAATATGCCAAAGCCGTGGATGCGGCGGTCGTAGCCAAGACCAAGGGGCATTACTTTACGAGCTGTTTTGTCGAGCGCAACGGCAAATTCGTTTACATAAACCATTCCTCCGGATTGTCCCGGAGGATTGGCTCGGTCAGAATAGAACTCGATTCGTTCCTGATCCGCACGGCCCGGCATGCCGAGGACTATACCGGCGGCACCAATCAATATTGCGATCTGTTGCGGTTGCAGTCCATGATCGACCGACTGCTGGCCTGACGCTCCTTCCGGTTCCGGCCCGTCAGGCCGTGACGGCAGACAGACGCGCGGGGAGCGGTTTATGCACAAGCCGCTCCCCGTCCCTTTTTTCTCTGGTCGCCATCCTTTTGTATTCCGCCCAAAAACCTCGAATCGTAGAAAAACGACAAAAACAACCCGTATTTGCATTGGAAAAGCGGCAGGAGGGGCCGGCAAGCCGGCCGACAGCCTCTTGTACCGTGGTGGATACCGATAGTCCGTACCGTCCGTTTTTCCCTGCGGGACAGGAAACGCCGTCCCCTGTTTTATCCGATCGCCTCGGCCACAATATCTTCCAGCAGGAACGGGATCACGCCCACATACATGACGCCATCCTCATCCGTCCACGGCTTGCTGTTGCCGTCCAGCACGACGATCTTGCGGAAGAAGTCGCCGGTGTTTCTCAAAGAGAAGGTTTCCTGTGCCTTCTTTTCCGGCGTGTCTACGTGTAATGCCGACTGGATATACAGTTTGTCATTGCCCACGTTGACCACGAAGTCGATCTTGTATTGCGACGAGCGGCGTCGGCCCTCTATGATTCGCGTCAGTTCTACTATTCCCACGTCTACCGAATATCCCCTGCGGATCAAATCGTTGTAAATCATATTTTCCATCAGGTGCGAACGTTCCTGTTGGCGGAAATTCAACCGCACATTTCTCATTTCTGCCCGTTGTAGAGCGTCACCGACTCCATGTTGTCGAGCGAGAAGCGCCCCAAATCGACCGTGCCGTTTTGAGCGTTGCCCAGTTCGATACCGATGCAGCATATTGGACTAATTGTCTACCAATGTTTTGAAAATTAAACGGTAGGAAAGTCTTATTTTGCTCTTTATTCTTCGCTGAACTGATGCAAAGATAATGCGTTTTTCCGGTACAGGAAAACAAATGAAAAGACTTTGATAAAAAAGGTGGTTTTGGGGGCAAATTTGCCAGCTGTACTATGAGGTTTTCGGAAGATTTTGCATAGCATTTCATCTAGTGTTATGCCTATGTCTATATTGCTGGTTGCTCCTCCAAGATTGAACACGGAGTGACTGATATTGATTGCTGGCGAAAAGAAAAAATACCCAGTAGGCTAATTTTCTTCTCTCCCTCTATTTGACTTAACTTTATTGCCCGTGTATATAATAACGGTCATTAAAGTCAAGTTGAGAGTGGAGACATATCTTTTTCTTTTGGCAAGCAAAAATTCAGTTATTGGAAATTTTCGAATAACTGAATTTTTAAAGCCCCAACATATCATATAATATACAAAAAGGAGCATTTTTAGTTACTATATGATATATTGAGGCTTTAGCGTATTGCTGACGAGTTCATGCCTTTTACAAGACAAGGCACTTGCCCGGATTAAAACCATTGGCGATATGTTCGTTCTCAAAAACATATCCCATCTGATTGCAAACTACCTTTGTTCCGTTTATCTCAGCATCAATGTTGGTATGTGAATGCCCATAAATCCATGCATCAATGCGACTGTCGGCGATAAGCCTACTCAGTTCAGTTGCAAATGCACTATTCAACACAGAACCTTTATGGTGAGATGCAACAACCTCCAATGTGGGAAGATGATGCGTTATTACCACAATGTGTTTGGCGGTGGTTTCCACCAGACTTTGCTTGATGAAATCCAAACAGAAGTTGTGCATCTGATTGAATTCCTCTGTTTGGAGCAATTTGCCATTATACATTATCTGCCGAAAGTCGTTCATGCCCTTCCACACAAAATACTCGTCAGATGGAGATATTCGAGACCACAAAGTGCTCATGATAAAGTCGGTATCATCAATCCGCACTACTTGATTCTGATAATATCCTACATTGTTCTTGAACAGCCATTTCCATTGCAATCCCTTGTCCATTACATCACAATAATTGTAATACTCATGGTTTCCGGGCACAATGAGCACCTGACGATAATTCGCAGATGCCCATTTCCAAAAGTTAGCCAAAGGCGCGACCTTGTTTTTCAAATAGAATATATCTCCGGCAAGAACCAGAACATCGCCCGTCGCAGGCAATTCATTATGCTTCAACCACCTGCTGTTGTCGCTGAACTCCAAATGCAGGTCACTCATATATTGTATCTTCATAATCTATTTATGTTATTAACTTTTTGTGTAAATCAGTTCATAATACTCTGAATTTGATTCGTTGTTTATGATACTGCTACAGAAAGCAAATTTGTTGTACAAGTATTGGTAGTGTTCGAGTTCTTCTTCTTCAAAATTTATTCTTTCATAGCATTCGTCTATCTCCTTGCTGATTCTACCGTACAAATTGACATTTGCTTTGGATATACGGACTTCCAACTTGGCTATATCTTCTTTATTTTTAGCAATAGCATTTTTGTAATTATCAATCTCTTCTTGGTAGAAATAAAGAATCTCATCAAGCAGGCCTTTGGTTAGTATACTCGGAGAAGGACTCCATGGAAGTATCGTCAACTCTCGGCTTGGAGTAGTGCTAAGATAAAACAATTTACATCCCAAAGACTTGGTGACTTGTTTGTTATATTCATCAATCTCTCGATTAACTTTCATTAAATCTTCCTTAGATAACTTTTGATATTCCTCATACGAAGGATGCTCTTTGTACTTCAACAAAGGTATCTCCTTGCATCTTAAATAAATGGTAGTATATTCACTCATTGTTAATCTTCCTTATCATTTATTCTTATTAAATTGTCCCACTTGATTTTCAATTATTCTCTTCACTTGTTGAAATGAAACAGGGGTAAAGTTGTTGTTATCTACTCCCACATCATATTGCGTTGGATAGAGATACTGAAGCCGGGCAGCATCTATTCCGGTGTTGTTCTTTCTTGTGTGAACGTGTCCGAATAGTTGCCACACATCTTTATATCCTCCATCAAAGCATAGAAAGGGATAATGATTCAAATATATCCTCTGTTTGCCAATTTCTATGTGCATCTGCATTGCCACATGTTCAAATCTGTCAATGTAGCCTTGGCGTATATTCTTCAAATCGTGATTACCCATAATCAGATATATCTTTCCGTTCAACCTGTCAAGGATTTTAGTCCATTCGGCTGAACCGCCAAGACAGAAATCTCCCAGATGAAACACGATATCATCCTGCCCGACTGTATTATTCCAATTGGAGATTATAGTCTCATTCATCACTTCCACATCCTTAAACGGTCTGTTGCAGAAACGAATGATATTCCCATGATAAAAATGGGTATCGGATGTAAAGAACACCTTACTGCCATCAAATTTATAGTTCATTTCTTTGCAATTTGTGTGCATCACTGCACGTTAATAATCCGGTTACCAACAGCCCATCAGACGGAAATGGCAGAAGAGCATCACAAAGGCGACTGTCACAAATGGGCATACAAACTGAATAGTTGGAAAGTTTGGTAAGGACTCTCCAACTATTCAGTTTCTTTTCTCTCATAGTACAATAATGTACTCGTTATGTTCGCTGGAAAGTATTTGCTCTACGAGGTTCAATGCATGAAACATGAACACTCGACACGGATTCAGTGCGTTTGTTGCTCTGAATTGTGGTTGTTATTGAAAATATGTTCATTCTGTTTCTTTGCATTGTTAATGTTTTATTGTCTTAAAAGCAATGCAAAATTAGCAAATAAATTCCATTCTCACATCACTTTTCATTAAATTCTTTTGCCAAAACACTATGATATAGGATTTTATTTTTCAATCATGCTCGCAAACCAAATAAAATATGTAGCTTTGCATTTGACGCAATTTATAATTGAATATAATATGGCGAATTTGAACTGTATAAAGGCTGTATTAGCTGAGAAAGGCATTATGAGTAAGTGGCTTGCTAAAACTTTGCAGAAAGATCCGGCAACGGTGTCAAAGTGGTGCAACAATCATTCGCAACCTGATTTATACACATTGGCGCGGATAGCAGAAGTGCTGGATGTGGATATTCACAGATTGATTTGCCATACAAAAGAAAAATAGAGGATATGAAATATACAATAGAAGAAATACGGCAGATGCAGGAAGGTCAGACTTTTGACTGTAAAAGTATCCTAATTGAGCCTAAACACCTTGCCACTATCATAGTCGCTATGGCGAATGCAGATGGTGGAATGATTGCTGTGGGTATATCCGATAAGACTCGCAGAATAGAGGGTGTTAACCAGGACAAGGAACATCTCAATGATATATTGCGGACACCTTTGGACTTTTGTGTTCCATCAGTTTCTGTCACTACGGATTATGTGCCTTGTACGGATGCTGAGGGACGTGATAACCGTGTATTGTTGATGCACATCCCTGCAAGTCCGCGACTTCATGCGAATCAAGCCGATGAAGTGTTTTGGCGTGTAGGAGACAAATCACGCAAACTGACTTTTGATGAGCGTTTGCAACTTATGTACGACAAAGGAGAACGCTATTACGAGGATTCCACAGCATACGATGCCACGCTTGATGATATAGATATGGATGCAGTCAAAGCCTACATGAAACGGATTGGCTATGGCAAGTCTGCAATGGAATATCTGCAAGAGAACAAAGGTTTTGTGACCTATAAAGGTGATGTGCCGCAAGTCAGTGCAGCTTGTATATTGCTTTTTGGCAAGCATCCTCAGACATTCTTTCCTCGTGCAAGAGTGCGTTTTATCAAATATTTCGGCACAGAGGAAAAGGTGGGACGTGAAATGAATGTCATCAAAGATGTTACTTTCGATGGTCGTATTCTTGAACAGATCCAGAAAACTGTCGAATATCTTGAAACGCAGGTCAAGGAGCATTCCTATCTCGGAGAGGACGGCATCTTCAAAACCGACCGCGAATACCCCAAGTTTGTAATACAAGAGATGGTGGTGAACTCCGTTTGCCATCGCGATTACAGTATTAAGGGCACGGAAATTCAGATAAAGATGTTCGACGACCGTCTTGTGTTCGAAACACCAGGCAAGTTGCCGGGCATTGTTCGCACTGACAATATTCGTCATACCCATTTCTCTCGCAATCCGAAAATTGCGGAATTCCTCAAAGCATATGACTATGTAAAAGAGTTCGGAGAGGGAGTTGACCGTATGTGCCGTGAGTTGTCGGCATTAGGTGTCAAAGAGCCGCAATACAACTTGGTTGCCTTCATCATGAAAGCGACTGTATGCGCCAATGTTTTGGAGGAATGGCAAGAAACTACCAAGTCCGACCAGAAGCGACCAGAAAGCGACCAGAAAAGCGACCAGATGAGAATTATACTTGAATTGATAAAGTCGAATCCTAGTATAAGCAGAACTGAAATATCTGAAAAGACAGGGCTTCATGATAGTAGTGTAAAACGTCGCTTAAAAACACTTGTGGATGAAGGATTGATTCAACGTGTTGGTCCAGATAAAGGTGGGCAATGGAAAGTGATAGGTTCTCTTTAAGGAAATAGAGGATAGAAATAAATTAACTGAAATATCAAGTTTAATTTTTATTTATGCCTATATGAGTAATTTGGATTCATTAGTACTTGAGCCTATTGAGCAACCTTTATCAAACACCCCAAATATGTTAAGTAATGAAGATAGGGTTCTTTGTAATATGACTCCATTACAAAGACTTTATAGTATTGATGAAGATACATATGAAGAACTGGTATGCGTATGGGCATATTCCTGTTTGGGCAATAAAGGATATACTGAAGTATACCGAGTCGGTCAGGCTGGGGATAAAGGGCGTGATGTTTTGGCATATTATGATAGGGTAAAAGGCGCATTTGACTTATATCAATGTAAACAATATAAATCAGCACTAACCTATAGTGACCTGTGTGGAGAAATGGGCAAATTATTGATATATACTTTTAATAACACCTATCCGATACCACAGAATTATTATATTCTTTGTCCCAAAGATGTTAGTCAGTCTTTCGTTGATTTGCTTAGCAATAATGGAAAAAATCTTAAAATTAAGCTGAAAAACGACTGGGAAACTGTGATAAATAAAAAAGTTGGTACTAACTGGGTAGCATTAAATGAGGAATTATCTACTTATATTGATGAATTTAATTTTAATATTATAAAGAAAATAGAGCCGATAAAGTTTATTGATGAGATACGTCAAAGTCCTTATTATTTCTATTATTTTGGAGGTGGATTTAATATGATTAAACGTACTCCTCTTCAAGTACCACATTCTCCAATAAACACAGAACGTAATTATATTCAGAATCTTAATGATGCCTATTCCGAACATGCGGGTCATATTATAAATGTTATAGATGATGATAATGCAGTTGTAAGTAAATATCGAAAACATTTGGATAGAGCTAGAATATCGTTTTATGAATCGGAAGAAGTAAAGATTGCAAGTAGAAAATCCACTGCTCCAGATTCTGATGAATTTAATGATTTAGTAACATCTATAGAACGATATATTGGCAATGAACTGGATGATGATTATCCTGATGGTTTTACAAAAGTAAAATCAGTTGAAAAAAAGGCAGGAACTTATAATATGCCGACATCAATGCTGATTTCTCATTTAGTAGATAGTAATGTATGTGTTGGTGTGTGTCATCAACTTTCAAATGAAAATAGAATAAAATGGACTGTAAACGAATAAAGATACTTGATGGCGTCTTGGATGTCTCTTTGAGGGTGTTATTTATATTGTCGGTATATAATAAATCGATGGAAAAAGAACGTATTGTTGTATACGACTATGTGTCATGTAATAATGATTGGAAGAATCATCAGTTTACGTATGTTGGACTTCAAAAAACAATCAATGATTCTTTGCATCTGCTGTTGGCTAAACAATTAATAGTTTGCAAAATAAATCAAAATGAAAATATGTATTTGCTGAGTAATATAGGAAATGCTTTGGTTACAGAGTTGGCAACAGAAGTATATGCAGTAAAACTATATAAAGCAATACACCAAACTGATATCATCTTGCATGATATTGCGAAAGAGCAATTGCTGTCATATATTAATAGCCAAATTTGAGATTCATGATGAATAACAATGGATTATATATAAAAGAGTTTGAGGCTCGTGGGGAAAATGTATCAACATCGAAGTTGACTTTTCAGAAAGGGTGTAATGTTGTTCTAGGAAAATCAGACACAGGAAAAACGACATTATATTCAATAATTGAGTTTGTATTAGGTAAAGGAAGTATAGATTTGACCTTACCTCCAGAGGGGGATGGTTATACAGATTTCTTACTTGAAATTCATACTTACGATGAAAGAGTATATACATTGAGGAGAAGCATAAATTCAATGTCTGTATATGTTTCTCCATGTTTGTTAAGTGAATATGATGGACAGCACAAAGAAACTGAATATAGTTGTCAAGGTTCTTCAAATATTAGTTTGTCTGATTTTTTGTTGTCAATTTCTAATGTCCCAACCATATATTCTAAATCTTCGGAGAGAAAGAATCCGACGAAAATATCATATCCAGCTATTCGTCACTTATGTATGATAGATGAAACAAGAGTTGCAGCAAAAGACAAATCTCCATTAGTCTATAACTCTGTTCCGAATCAGCAATGGGTTGAGAAAAACCTTATTGCATATTTGATGACAGGCGTTGATGATAGTGAATTTAGACCAAATGAAGATCCTAAAGATAAAAAATCTCGCATAAATGGGAAAATTGAGTATTTGACTCAAACTCTTAAAGAGGCAGAATTAAAATTGGAATCTTTGGGCGATGTTGGATATATTTCATTAACTGATGATAGCTTTATTGATGTTTATAGAAAGAAATTGTCAGAGGTTGCTTCGGAGGAGGAAGCTTTGTATAATAAGCGAGAACAAATTTTAGAAGAGGTTAGGATATATGAGACGGAAAAAAAGAAGTTACTTCATCTTATATCAAGGCTGAATAATTTAAAATCTGATTACGAAGATGAAATGAGTCGGTTGCAATTTATTAATGCTGGAAATTCTTTGGTGTCTCAGCTGAAGGATGTAGATTGTCCATTATGCGGTTCAACAATAGCGCATCACATGATTGCCAATATTTCATCATCAGAATATGCTGAAGCAATACGAAATGAATACAATGAAATATATTTTAAGCATCAAGATCTGAAAGGACTATTCAACTTTAATATCAACTCCCTGTTTATCAGGTGTTAATTGGTGGCAGTGTGCTATTCCTAACATACAGCCGTACATGAGCCGGTTAATGTTAGAATTTGTTTCGAGTACAAAGATATACAGAGTTGTTCAATATAAGACGTTAATTGTCAGATTTTTGTGTCTGTTTTCACTCTCCGACAAAAGTGAAAGGAGTATCGAACTCATTACGAGATACATGGACGATAAAAGCCCCCGAAAAAACGTTGTTTTCGAGGGCTTTTGATGTTTTATAGACCGGTTCATTTTTGAAAGGAACCGGTTGTTTGGGGTCAGTCAGCGTATCGTCGATTGACGGGTTTGACGTGTATCTCGATACGTTTGTCGTCCAAGATTCGGCGGACAGCTTTCCATAGGGGAAGTTTTTCTACTCCGGCCAGTTTCATGGCCTCAACTATCATTGTGTTTTCAACTAATTGGAGGTAGTCTTCTTCCCGAATCTCGACGTATTTGTGGAGGTCTTTTTTAAGTCTTGCCATAAGTCGCGGGGTGTTGAATTGTTATTTCTCGCCGAAATCAGCGGGCGTCTCGCCCCACAGGGAATTGTTCCAATGGAGCACTTCGATTTTGTCGATTTCGGAGGCCATCGCTTTGAGAAAGATTTCCGCTTTTTTGAGTGCGGCGTTTCTTTTGCGCGAGGCTGTTCGTTTCTCGTTAAACCACGTCAGGGCGGTAAGACTATCGGTGTAGATGATTGCCGGACTGAAACGATGTTCGATGATGTATTTTGCGGCTTCGACAACGCCTAAAAATTCACCGATATTGATGGTCTGGTTTCCGATATTCTGTTCAAAGAGGAGTTCGCCGGTGGCCAAATTAACGGCTCTGTACCGGGTAACTCCTCTTTTCATAGAATGTGCCCCGTCGGTGGCTATTCCACGTTTCGGGCGCATTACAAACCGGGAATGGTCGGTGTGCTGAATCCGTCGTCGGCCATTCTCCGCAGAAGTCTTGCGGCAGCGGATTTGAAGCTGTTGATTACGCCCTCCAAGTTTTCGATGTCGGTGCGGCGTTGTAACAGGGAGACAACTCCCGATACTGTCTTGCTGGAGTATGAATTACCTCCCAGCGGATCGAAGTAAACGGTTTTGTTTCCGAAGTTGACAGTTACCCGGTAAGTTCCACCCGGTATCACCAGTGTGTCAATCGTGGCCTTGAAAAGAAGCGGTGTAGCCGCTACTACGACAAAACCGTTGCGTGAGTGCATTGCTTTGAGTTCGACCGAATACAATATGTTCGGCTGGACTTTGCCTTTCAGGTCTTCAGACAATACACAAATTTTCTTCTTGTAAGGTGAATCCTCACGTACTCCTCGCAGTTGCTTTGTCTTCGAGTGGCGCGACACGAATCCGATGATCTCGCCGGTTCTTTCCGAGGTCGCAAATTTTAATTGCGTTCGCTCTGATATCATACTCTGCTTTCATATTTTTCCAATCTGGTTTTACGCTCAATTAACAAAATGTAAATCAGTCATTATTATTAAAAATTATAACGCAAATTTATATTTTCGTTTTGGAGTAAACAAATAAATTTACTACTATTTTCAGACCGATAAACCGGCTATTTACAGAGAGAAACAGAGTTTGTTACCATAGTCTTTCGTCTTCGGAAAAATGGCTGAAACGTTCGTCGGCAGTGGAGGTTGAGTGGTTGCCGTGACATTTCCAGTACCGATAGACTCTTTCGCCTTTTTCTATACGGAAATAAATATCGTCGGCGTTGATGTACTGCACTCCTTGTTCGGTGGCCGGATTGATCCATGAAGCGGAATTTGCTATCCGTGGGTTCTTTCCGACATACAATTTCTGTTTCTCAGTGCCGAAAATGAAGATGTTCTGCATCCGCACGTCATCGTCCACATCGAACCGGCGGGCGTATGCGGCAAAGTCGTAGATGTCGGTTTGGAGCAGGCTCCCGCCGAAGTAGAATGCTGCACTGTCTTGGAGTTTGCAGAATGCCAGATTCAACGGTCGGCGTAGTCGGATTTCGTTCAACCGTTCTGTTGTAACGGCATTGTTGGTGACGTAAACTACACGGAATCCGTTTCGGGTGGTGTCGCATACTTCGAGATGCCGGACAACCTCCTGCGAGCGGTTGATGCTGTCATCAATCGGGTCTCGTGAGCGGACGCAGTCTTTGAGCAGGCCGATACAGATAATAAGTATCAGGAGACCCCACGGAAGAAGCCGGAAGCCTATCCGCCACCGGATTTCCCGTTCCGTCTGTCGTTTCAATTCTTCTTCTGTCATGGTATCATTGAATTAAAGGTGTTTCGGAAGGATTAACAATCCCCGTTTGTTGAGTTCCTCACGGAGCATTTTCACTAACTGCTCCAAATTCTTCACTTCCTGTCTTTCGCCGGCCTTACGATGAAATAGCGGGGCGAAATAGAGTTTGTGGTCGTCCTTGGTCGGATACGAGAGACCGCCGAGACAAACTTTCGGGGTACGTATCTGGAACAGTCCGTTGACCAGTTTGCATTGCTTGGAGGACGGCACTGAGATTTCGTATTCGGGAAGAGCTTCGGCCACCATTTTCAGAATGGGCCGGATGACTTCATCCGCATAATTCGGTACCGTAATGTTCAATTTCGGCACGGGTTGCCGTTCGGCTTCGGCACGTTCGATGATGTCGAGCTGTCCGGAGGCTTTTGCCGCGCGCTGAAAGTAGCTGTTTAACAGTTCTTCTATTGTCATAACGTTGCTTTTAATGGTTCATGTAAATAAAGAATAATGGTCCGGACGAAGGAACCGGTGCAAGCCGCTTTGTTATTTTTATGCGGCAGCTTCGTCGATGTGCTGCTGCGCCTCCTCGATGGAAGAGATAGCTTCGTCAATAGTATCGATGGCATCGGTCATGCGGGAGCCTTTGTCTGATGACTGGAGGCTTTCGGGCATGTTGTCGTAGGCATCCTGTTCTTCGTCCTTGATGTCGTTTAAGGATGAGATGATTTCGTCCAGTGAATCTCTCACATCTTCGAGTTGTTTTCGTCTGTCTTTGTTCATGATTGATTGGTTTTATTGATATGATATTGAATGAAATTTTGCTGCATTGTAAATCATTCATATCTTTGCATTTAAGTATTAAAGTATGTTTATGTCTAATTTTGAAATAATTATCAATTGTATTACAGCCCTCGGTGCTTTGGCAACCGCAGGAACCTTTATTTATGTGATTAGAAGTCAAAAAGGGACTCAAAAACAGATTGACAGTCTATCCCAAATGGCAGCTACATTTACGCGCCAATATGAAATGGCACGTATTCAGGCCGGGAACACCATATATCCCAAAATCCAAATTACATTGAAACATGATGTGATGTGGGGTATGAAGATATTGGTCAAGAATTTGTCTTATCCCATTGAGATTTACCGTATAATTGTACATACAGACCAGCATCATTCCGATATAACCATAAAGCCTAAAGGGGATTATATCGCTATAAGGCAAGGTGAAACCAAACCTATATTACCTGGCGAAATGGTGCGACATCCTTTGTACTTATATTCAGCATCTCTCCGCCTCTTTTTGGTAACTCCTTTCGATGAGGCGTATGAAGTAAGATATGCGGTTAGCAATGAGCAGGAATCCTATCAATCTGAGGCTATTCCCATTTTGTTCCGTAAAGAAGACCATGAAAACGATACGGAATCCACTATCTCAGCCAAAGAATACAGTATTCACGGAAATATCCCCGGAACAGTAGATGATAACTTTCCGGAAATCTCTCGGGATACTGAATGTATTTAGTTCTTTCATAAGGCAATCAGGGCGGACAATACCCTGATGCCGAGGCGAAACAGACAATGTTTCCAGTCTTGTTGGAGAATATGGTTACGCTTTCTCCGATTTGCTCGCGTGCGGCTTTCTTCGCGTCCCGCAAGCGGACGAAAGAGAGCCGGTTTCCGTACCATTTGTCACAGAACCAATAGTTCGTGGTTGTGAGCTTTGAGGCTGTGATACGAGGATCGGTGTCTGCTCGGGAAGCAAGCAATTTTTCCGCCGCCTGCCGAAGGAAGTCCGGCCAGTCATTGTACGGCATTTTCGACCGCCAGAAATAGTCGTTGAGTATCAAAGGCTGGATGCTGGCCTCTGTTCCGGTGTGGTAGCCTAACAGGCCTGCATAGATGGTTTGGGTAGTACCGTCGGATAAGGCGGAGAAACAGACTCCGCCTTGACGACCGGTCGGCTCGAATTTGCCCCATGCTGATTTTACTTGACGCACCACGATTTTCGGGATGCCGTCTTTGTCTACTCCGTCGCGCAACAATACAGAAGCGGGATGACGGAGTTTCTTCGCTAATGATTTCGATATGAACATGGTATTTTCTATGTTAATCGGTTATTTGTATGAATCGGACATAATCTTCGGTATCGTTAAAGCATTCATCGTTGATGCGCTCTGCCAATTCGTCCAGCGTCAGGCGTTCGACCTCGTATTCGGTTTCGTCTTCTTCGTCAATGGCACTGCGGGAAGGACCGTTTCGCCAGGCGTCGAGCAGTTCTGCATCCGAAACACTGCGGTTCAGATGATTGCAACTCCAAACGAAAGCATAGAACCGTTCTTTGTTGGAAAGGGAGCTAATGTCGTCCACCGTTGCCGAACGAAGAAAATTACTGTCAAATTCCAGCACATCGTCTTCGTGGATGTCCTGTACGCCGATGTGCCATGAACTGTTCGCGCTATTCTGCCGCATGTATTTTACCTGAAGCAGCATATTTCTCCGATAGTCAGCCGGAATATCTCCGAATATTCTGCGGATTTCTGCGATGGCATCGTCGGTCAGGCGAACAAAATCACCGCCTCGGAAAGGAGGACGAGAGTACTCTTTAGAAGATAGGTTTTGTTCTGCACAAAGTTCCTTGTACCAATTCCAGATAGTTATAAGCCAATCTACGTTGATTTCACGAAGCTCGCGGTCTGTTTCCTGAACATCCGTATTCGGGCGCTGGAGCGTACAAGTACCGTCCGCGTGATAGTCGAGCAGGTTGTACCTGACATAGCAGGGATAGCCGTCTTCACCTTCTTCTTCCACAAACACGATGTGAGGCAACCACCCGTCGGGGCGTTCGGATATGTGGCAGAGAGAATCTATGATATTCTGCGATAAGTTCCGTTCTTGTTCTTGCGGTGTCATAATTTATTGTGATATGTAAGTAGTCGGAAAATCAATATCCTCTTCGTCGAAGTCGGTTTGATTTTCCTTGTTGTACTCTTCGATTACGGATGCAGGGATATACGCTTCTCCATCGATGTCGAAACTGCGCCGTTTAAGTAGTCGGTTCAAGGTTGTACTATCTCCCTGGATGATGTTCTCGATATCATCCTTGTTTCCATGTACGGTCACGCCTAAGCGCATCCAGATCGTTACTTCCGGTTGGGGCTCTTCGTCCGCATTTGGGAGGATATGGTAATCATCCCATAGGTGGGCGTCCGATACGCCTTGCACGTAAGCGTCGTATTCCGCCTTGGTAGAAAATTCTATATTCTTGACTACACCACCGTTGTCCATCAGCCATTCGGAAGACGGAAGTTGGCTGGTCTCATTGTAGTATCTGGTGGCATCGCCGCCAAATATGATAGTTGCTTTTATCATTGTTCGGGATGTTTGGAAAGATAATCTTGGATGGATGTGTAGCGGTCCGGTATGGCGGTATTTTCATTGAATCCGTTCAGGCAATGCAGCAGTGCCTTTTCCATGCTGACGTACCGACGTGAGAAAGATTGGATATTGTCCAAGCAATAAGCCTCTATGGCATATTTGAACGGGGCAACTCGCGGTCCGTCTTCTTTGCGAAGTTCCACATACCATCTGCAATCAAGTTGCAGACGGAAGCCGTCCGACTCTCCGTTTTTCATCAGGCGTTCTTCGTCCAGAAGCCTGCGAACGAGAGTGGCATCAAGCAGACCGTCATACTCTCTGTAACATTTAATTCGGGCAGTGTAAGCGGCAGCATATTGCCGGATGTCGTCTTCGGTAAGACGATATTCTTTCGGATAAAAGTCCAGCACTTCTTTTGTCGTGACGGGAATGATTCGTCCGTCTATTTCGATTTCGTAAGTCTTATTTTCCATTATATGTTTTTGTTAGTGAATTTGGGTCGTGCTCGCTGAACAACACGCAGATCGGTATAACCGATGGCTTTCAGTTCATTGAGCAAATCTTTGTATTCGTCCTCTTGCGCAAGAGACGTGTCGGCAATGACACCGGCATAGTCTGCGGCCCCATGCTGTTCGATGTGCATGTAGGATGTTACAGTGCCGTCATGTGGGTCCACATCATCCGGAAAGAGTGCGATGATGTCGCCGTTCTTCCATTTTCTAAAAACCACTTTCGTCATTGCGGCTGCATATTTCTGAGTTCACAATGAAGTCGCCCACGGTTTTCGTGTCTCGGCAGAGCTGGTCGAGGATGTCGTCGATATCCTCCTCGGACACCTCGCCACCGTTTCGATTCTCGATGTCGTAGCGAACCGTGGCGTAAACCGTCTTGACTTCGGTTACCCGAGATTCGTTGCCGTTCCTGGCGATGCCATCGGGAGAAGTGATGTCGAATTTCATCAGTTGGGCAAGGCGGTTGTATTCTTCGTCGTAGAACCGGTTGTATTCGTCCTGATACTCTTCCTTGTAACAGGTTCCGCTGTCAGGATCGTCAGGGTCCTCCGGTTCGACATAGGCATCGAAAGGCAGTTTGTGTTTGTCAACTAATCGGGCAATAGCCAAGTCGCTGGCAATTTCCATGATAGACGAATTGATTTCGTCTTTGTTTTCTTTGTAATACTGGTGTAAGTTCATAATCGTCAGAGTTTAATAAAATATTCTTCTGTTAATGATCGTTTGAGTTTCCGGTTTCCCTGTGCGATGCAGGCGATAAGTTTCTGAATGCGTTTGTTTGCCAGTTCGACTACCTTTTGCGGTGTCGGCTGGGGCATTGCGAATTTCCGGCAGGTCTCGGAGCAGTATTTCTGCCGGGCACGAAGCGGTTTTCCGCAGGCCGGACAACGGCGTTTGCCATCCGTTTCGAGAATCCTCAACACACCGGCATGGAGACCTTGCCACCATTCCAGACGGTCTATTTCGTAATCCTGAAGGGTTACGTTGTTGGAGAAGTCACGGGCCTCCACTTCGACCGAGATTTCGGAGTTCTCCACGATGACTTTGATGGCCGGGTCGTCGTAAGGAGTTCCGTCGTTATCGAACCAAATAATGAAGGTCGGATCCTCCTGTTCTGCATAATCGCCCAACGAGAGTTCCGTCAGACCATTGTTTTTCATAATGGCCACAATGGCGGCCATGATATTGCTGATGTTGTCCATAAACGGGTTTTATTAAGATTAGCTAATATGTTGGAGAGGCGGGCGTTGCCCGTCCATTGATTTTTCAAAAAAAAAGTGGAGCTGCCGGGACTCACGTCAGGACAGCTCCGGTTATCATTATGGCGAATGATGTATCAATAATTGAGTTGAATGGTTCCGTAAACTCCGGCAATCTCTTCCTGCCGGATTCCCAGATAGACCATTGTCACTTGCGGTGACGAGTGTTTCAAAATCATCGACAGCAGTATGAGCGCTTCGGTGGTACGTCCCATCGATTCGTAAACGTAGCGGCCGAAAGTCTTGCGGAAGGTATGGCTGGAGAATCGCTTGATTGGCAGCCGGTATTTTACCCGCAGGTATTTGAGGGTGTCGTTGATGTATTGGGTGGTATAGGGTTTCTTCGTTTTTGGGTTGCAGATGACCGGCAACCGTTTGTCCGGTGAACCGAGCAGTTTATATAGCGACGTGATTCGCCGCTGTACGTTTTCGTTGAACGGAATCTGGCGCGTCTTGCCGGTTTTCTGTTCGATTTTGTAAAGTGCATCTCTATCGAGCACGTCTTTCCATGTCATTGACAGGACATCGGACACACGGCAGGCCGTACAGAAAGAGATGCAGCAGTAAAGTTCCCAAAGATAATTGCCGTCTTCATGAAGGCTGGAGAGCAGGCGGAGGAAATCCTTGAATTCCAAAGGTTCGGCGGTAGTGATTTGACCTTTGACTGACATAGGCATATAGAATTTATGTTAATAATGCGACATCACATGCCTGTTTGGGGTGTCGGGGATTCCTGAAAGAGGGACATGACTTTCGCCCACGTTTCCCGCATCCGGAAATAGTCGTCGTAGCCTTTCTGGTTGATGAAGAAGACGTAAGGCGGAATGTCGGCCTGCTTGAAAAGGTTGTACTCTTTTTCGTCGAGTTTGCGAACCGTGGGAAGTCCCGTTCTGCATAGGGCTTCGTTGACAATCCAGGCTCCCCGGAAGTTATCCATCCGGAGTGAGTCGATGCAGACCACCTCGCCCACACAGCCATTTATCAGAAAGTTGCACACGCACATCAGGCAGCAGGTGTAGTCGATGTCCCATGCGACCAGATAGCTTTGCGGTCGGTCGGCCTTGGCCGCCAACAGCGTCCGGCCACTGCCTGCCGTAGGGTCGCACACCGATAGGATTTTGGCATCCGATTCTTGCTTGCCCATTGTTATTTTCGACATCAGGTCGGTAATGTGCGCAGGCGTGAAGAACTGGCCTTTCTGTTGCTGGCCGCTCTGGGAAGTCAGAGCCATGAACAGGTCACCGAAAGCATCGTACCAGCCGTGCCGTTTGATTTGCTGTGACATGATTTGAATCCATGTGGCGAACATGTCGTAGAATACTTTGGTCTGTTCTTTATTATACCTCCAATCGGAGAGCGGAGGCGTGTCAGGGAGCGAGAACCCGTGTACGATGTAGCGCAACAGGTCCTGAAAGACGGTCTTCACGTCCAGTCCGTTCCGATACGTGAAGTCGTTGATTTGTTTTTCCAGTTCCCGGACTTCTGCCGGGGCGTTGTATCCTTTTGCCATAATCTTAATCTTCACATTCTGCCAGAAGGCGTTTTACATTGCGGATTTTCTCGTCGATGCTGTCCAGCTTTGCGAACGAAGGGGTACATTTGGTGCGGCGCATTCCGGCACCCCAACCGATGTTGTTGGCGACCCGTGTGAGTCGGGCGTTCTCTTTGCTGCGGCTTTCTTCAAGACGCTCCAGCCGTTTTTGGAGAGTTGCTTTCTTGTATTTCATGTCTGAAAAATTAAAAAGGCGAAGAACTTTCGCTCTCCGCCTCGGGTGAATAAATTGTGTTTACTAAGTCGTTTCATCGGGTATTTCATTGCCCGTAAAGGGATGATATAACGGTGTGTTGCCGACAGCTTCGGCGTCAATGGCAAAGCTGCCGAGTTCCACATCATAGAAGAGTTCCAGTTTCATCGGTTCGGTGGAGGCAATTTGTTCGGCCTCTGATTGCGACAAACCGGAAATCATCAGGCTTTTTACCCTTTCTCGGAAAGTTTTCGGGTTGGTTTGGGGTGTCGTCCAAACCTCAACGATTTCCTCTTCGTCATCGGTAATGGCGACAGAGTGGTCGAGAGTATGCAATTCTTTCATCATTTTGGTTCCTCCTACTCTTCGTCCCAATAGTTTTTCTTGTACAGCTCCCGCTGCTGGTCGAAAGACAAGGAGTTCCACCAGGCGTCGAGGTCCTCGGCATCGCCGGACAGCCGTTTGTTTTCTTCCAGATCAAGGTGTTTCCACCATTGGTACATTCGTTCTTTGTACTCTTTCATTGAGACGAAATAGTGAGCCTCTTCACACGAGTCACACCAAAAATCGTCATCGGAATCATCAATGTCCGAGATGTATTCATTCGTATTGCCATCGACCCATGCCCGTACCTGAATATCACGGGAGCCGCAACATTCGCATACATTGATTTGACTTTCATCTTCCTCCTCCCTTTCGGTAACGAACCTTTGTCCGTCATAGAGTTCGCACGCCCGTTCCACGATTTTGTCACGGGCGTTGTTGCCCAGTTCAGCATAGAAGCGTTCGGCGGCACCTGACAACGTGGCACTGCTCAGACCGCACCATTTTGCCCAGAAATGCCCGGCCATGCCACCGAATACGGTTTTGCATTCCGCTTTGCTCCAGCGGTTCCACATGTAGTAGAAGAAGCTGGAGACGATGTTTTCATTTGTTCGTTTCATATTTTCAGATGTTTTAGAACCAAGAGATGAGAACCCAATCATTGCTCGGATCGCTTTCTTTGATCAGGAGGTCGAGCATATTTATAAAGTCTTCTTTGCTTGTTCGTGCTCGGTTCAACTCCTCGTGAAATTCCTCGGCATGTGCCTGATATGTTTCATTTTCCTCACCAATGATCGTTCGCAAGCGTTCCAATTCAATGCGTTGAACTTCGTAATCGTCATCGAACTCGTCTTCTGCCGAATTGGCGATATCGAACATTGATAGGATGTTGTAAAATGCTTCTTGTCCGTCACCGCCGAACATTCCGTGGTTGCAATTCATGTATTCGATGCGGTAGATTTTTCCGGTGTGTAAACTTCTGCTCATATTGTATAGATTTTTATTGTCGGTCAAAAAATGAAATCGACGATGACACGCTTGTCGCCGGAGAGTAACAGCTCGTGATTTACATCATCGTATTTGTAGGTAATGTATTTCTTCACTTCACGGATATATTCTCCACGTACCCAGACCGGAGCGGTTTCGCGGTCTGAGAGGCGGAAGAGCTCTCCTTTTTTGAGTTGGCGGATTGTTTTCTGTTCCATCGGCTGCAATGCCCAGTTTCATTGCGGCATTCCGCATTTCTTCGTATCTGATGCGATGACAACCGGCCGTCAGAATGTCGTTCTTGTATGAATTGATACTCCAATTATGGTTGTTGGCATCATGGACAAGGTCATGTCGGAAGTCGGCTTCGTTTTTGTGGAACAGTTCAACCAGTTTCCAAAGGCGGACAGCTTCCTTGGCTTTGACCTGAATGCCCATTGAGGTCTCGATGCACCCGTTGTGTACCCGGAGCAACGCATTGAAGTCAAGGCCGTAAGGAACGGTGAACCATCTATTTGAAATTTCGCCCGAATACCATAGCTCTTTTTTCTCCTCAAAAGACATGTTGGCTATACGGTGCCGCTCCTCTTCCTCACGCAACCATCTCTCACGACGTTCGGCATACCGCTGCTCCCGTAGTTCTTCATTTCGACGATTGATTGCGTCCTGCCGTTCTTTACGTTCGGCAAAATGCTCCCACAGCAGCGGGTCGTCGGTACGGTCAATAAAGAGTTGAGAGAGCCGGGTTTTGTATTCTGCGGCTGATGTGGTTTGAAGCAGACCGCGTGCAAGAATATCGAGGAACAACTCCTGATATTCGGACTTGTTTTCTCTCGGTAGTTCACTGGAATAACGAGGTCGTTCGCCTGTTACGGTCCAGAATTTCGTAATGTCTTTTTTTGCGGTACTGCTCAATTTGGCCAGTACCGGCATGAGCCAGCGACCGGTTGCGGACTTTTGCCGTTTGTCAAGTCCCCAGAATTCAATCCAGCGACCGATGTTGAGCAGGCATTCTTTGACATGTTCCGTATAATTCTGAGTGCGGGATTTCTGCTGTGCATTGATGTAATCACTGATTTTTTCTACTTGATCGACAATGTAATATGCCGATTCGTAATAGCTGTATTCCGACAGCCTGTCGTTGTGTAGGGAAACCGACCGGGGCGTGTAGAAAATCAGTTCTCCGTAGGGAATCGCTTTCCGCACCATGCCCATGTGTTTGCAGGTGGTGTTGGAATAGGTCCGGGTTGTTACCAGATAGGCTTTTTGCCCTTGTTGATTTGCTTCTACCGAGGCACATCGGAAATGTGACCCATAGGAATAAATATCTTTGCCCTCGAAGTAGAAGTTGCGCCCATTCCGTGCGCTATCCTGACTTTGATGTGCCCATAGATGGGCGACCATCGGGGCATCTACGACGTATCTCATGATGTTTCTGTTTTATCTGTTGAAGAATAGTTGAAAATGAAAAAGAGAAGGCGATAACCTTCTCTCTCGTGTTAATTTTTATAGTCGTTCGAGAACCTTCCGGAGGAATTTTTTGCTCAGTACCTGTTTGCAGACTGTGACACCGGACCACCCGTTACCGGAGTTCTTGTCGAGCAGTTCCCTTATGAATGTCAGCCAATCTTTGACCGGTTTTTTGTTCAGTACGGCCAACAGGCGTTCCGCTTGAATCGTCCAGTCGTGAAATTCCGGAGACCAAGGGGCGTTTATCAGTTCGGACATGGGAATCGTGAACATGTTTTTCCCGATTGGCCTGACAGCCGGATTTTGCCCTACGCTGCGCACGGTATCGGCAATGGCCTGTTCAATACGTTCTTTCTCCCGTTTATACTGTTCTTCCAAACGGTCGAGTGCGTTGATTTGGTCTGCTAAAATACCCATCCGATAAAAGGTCTTTTTATGCCGAATTCCTCGCTGGCCTCATCGCTTCCGCAGTCACATTTGCCGACGGGCTGCCCTGAGCCGCATTTGCAGAGATCGATGCCCCAATGGTTGACGCAATGATTGCAATTACAGAAGACCTGCGGCAAACGTTCTCCCGTAAATCCTATACGGTTGAAAACCTCGCGGCTCATACTGTTACTTGCGCCGTTCTCGAATGTTACGGTCATCGCTCCGCATACGCATTCCTGAATGTATTGTACCTGTATCATGTCACGCGGATTTGAGTTGGAATTCGATGCCGGAAGGCAGTTTGGAATAGTCCACTTTTTTCAGGAAGCGGTCAAATTGTTCCTGGGTAACGATGTCGTTCTTGGAAGCATAGTCCCGCCAGTTGAATACGCCCGTGTTTCGATGGTCGTAGTAGATGAAGTTGTCGAGTGGCATTCCACAGCGAAGCACGTGGAGTTTGACGGCGAGTTCCTGATCGATTTTCGCCTTTTCATTTGCCGCATGGGTTTTAAGGTCTTCTATTTTCTTCCGTTTGGCGGCAAGCAGGGCTTCGTGTCTGCGTTTTTTAATGTTGGCGGGCAGATAATACCCTTCGGCAATTCGGGTTTCCACAAGCTGGAATTCTTCCTCTGTGAGAGGGGTGAATTGATAGCGAACGGAGGTGTCCTCAAATTGTTCTTCGGTCAGTTCTTCGAGTTGTTTGATTGCGGCGCGGGCTTCCTCCTCCCAACGAGCGGGTATTCCCATCGTCTGAAGCAGGTAGGTGAAGTAAAGTTGGTCTTCCGCTTCACGAAGGAATCGGTCGTACTCTTGTTGGGTAATACGGAGTTCGCTCATTGTAACCTCCTTGGAGCTATTTCGCAAGTGGTAGAATCCGTTGCCTTGCGCATACATCGGTGCTCCTTTGGCGTCGCACAGGTGTAAGGCGATGAACGGACACAGTTCGGGAAAGGCCACTGCAATTTGTTCATGGCAACACCCTGCCATGCACCATTTCCAGACACCGTATTTGTCCTTTTCGTAGATGGTTGCTGTAATGCCGAAGTCGGCATGTCCGTTGCGGCAGTCATCGTCGAGCCGCACCTTAACGTCTATTTTGTAGCCGTTTATGATTTTTGTTGCGTTATATTTCAGTTTATCAGCCATTGCGGTATGTGTTAGTTTGTTGATAATGCAAATTCCGGGAATGGGAGCTCCAGACCGAATGTGCAGAGATATTCGGCTTGTTTTTGCCGGTTGTCCTCGGCAATTCTATCATCGATGTAAGCCTGGCATTCGCTCTTGAGCTGGTCGAGCCCGTCATCACCGAAGAATCCCCAGCAACTGTCCAGAATTTCCGTGTCGTCATCTTCCGGCGTAACCTGAAATCCGTACACTTCACCATGCAGGTATTCATTGTACGTGTCGATTTCATTTTGGAGGTATTCCTCGATTTTCTTGCGGCGGGATTGCGTGAGCACTTTCCAGCCGTATTCCTTTTTTACCTGTTCAACACTGACCGCCACAATCCCGAACCATCCGCTGTCCCATCGGCACGAGAAGGGGCCGGATGAAATGCTGAGACCACTATGGTCATAGAGGAAAAGGTTCAAAGCGACATGTTTTTGCAGGAATGATTTCCGAATGTTTCCGGGACGGCCGTCGCATACTTCGTCGAAGTCGAAATGTTCGTCGAACTCCTTTTCGGGACGGTAACGCCGGTGTGCCGTGTAGAACGTGCCGAGGTTGCTCCACTCGCGCGGACTTTCGGGGCAGTCATCGTAGTAGATATTGATGTGGTGTCCTTTATAGGTTATTTGTTCGTATCTGTTCATATCAGTATGTATAAGCAGTTTCCAACTCGCTTTCGTAATTCTCGAAAGCTATAAGGTTCTCTTCGTCCGTCACCTCCTGATCCCAGAACAGTTCGACAAAACGCTCTATCACATCCCGCATGGCGCGGGTGTATTGTTGGAGGTATTTTACGGCCCTCGTGCGCCGATCTGTCGTTTCGTATTGCATGATGATTTATGATTTTGATTGTTCATTCAAATGTCGTTTCGATAGTCGAGCAGGTATTGCTCGAAATGGTTCTCACAAATGATCTGGTTACGGTCGATGTCTGCGGAGAAATCATCCCACTTGTAACCGTAATCTTTCAGTAATTCTTCTTGCTCCGACCGGCTGAAATCCGTCACGTCGATTTCGCCTTCCCGCCAAAGCATGTTGTCCGTTGCGAATTTCCGGACCTCGGACACATTGTGTGCATCACGCAGAAACTCCGTCGGGTATCCGAGATACCGTTGGTGTATCCGGCTGGACTCAGTTTCAGCACACGGCAGTAAATCCGGGTGGCAGGTATTCGGCTCGCAATACCAGAATACCGTATCTGATATTTTCAAGCAGAATTGCAGTTGGTCGGGATCGGTGCATTGAATGTCCGGGTTAAGAAGCCGCCTCATGCGATTTCAAATTGTACCGAGAAGTGGAATTCTTTTCGGAGGTGAACAATTTCCGCCATTGTTACAGGGTCTTTCCCGTATGGATAGAAGATTGTGAACTGGCGTGTCAGGCACCGGATGCCTTTCTTTCGCAGTTTGTACAGCAGGTACGCCCTGCGTCTGAGTTGTTTCTTATTCATTGTCGTTACATTTTTAGAGGATACATAACGATGCGACTACCGATGTGGGGCATGACTTTATCCGTTCGATGTATGGTCGTCCGGAAGGATCCTGAAGCACGGCGTGTAGCCAGCGCCTCAGGATCCTGTCAAGGAAGACGAACTGAAAGTTTTCGGTCCATCACATCAAGCCTGCCAGGCGATGACGGCTTACTTCCTACGCCACTGGGCCATCTTCTTTTTGATGTCGATGCCGTTGTCGTCGAGCATCTTTTTCAATACGGCAAGCAGGCGCCAACCATTGCCGTTCTTATACTCTTCGGCCTTGGCCGAGAGGAATGCGAGCGACTGGTATTTGTCCAGCCGTCGCCCGCTGTCGTCGATGGCCGTACAGTTGTGAAAGCGGATGAGGTTTTGCATGGTGTAGAACGCGCCGGCACCTTTGTAGGCATCCACCCACGCCTTGCTTTGGGGCGTGGCGTGCTTCATCTTGAACCGCTTGTCGTTGAACTTCGTCACGGCATTGTAAAGCTGGGTGGCATTTTTAGCCGCTTCGATATGGTAGGCCGCAAGCCGCAGCGGGCTGTAGAGTTTGGAGTTCAGGTCCTGCACGAAGATGTTGTGGCTGCCGAAACGCTTGTAAGGAATGCCCTTGCATCTCTTGACAGGCAGGCCCTCGACATGCGCTTTCAGTTGTTCGATGTAATCTTCCGCCATAGCCGTAGCGACCTTGACGTTGAACCAGCGGTTCCTGTCCGCGAAGTTCTCGGGGTCGTTTCGCTCCATCTTCTGTTGGGCACGCAGTTCGTCGAGCAGCATCTTCCACTGGTACTCATAGCCCAGACGGTGGATCATCTCCGTCACGCCGACCGGATTCCAAGCGCCGTAGTCCTTGTAGGAGAGCATGTGGAACATCTGAGCCATAACCCAGCGGCGGAACAGACGGCGGTTGGGTACGGTTCCCTTTTCGAGGATGTAATCGAAAATCGGGTCGTTGTCGTCCAGAATCGACAGTTTGCCGTTCTTGTTCGAGGCGACATAATCACCGCCGTTGGCTCCCTGCATGGCAAACAGACAGCTCACGTCCACGCCGACACTGCGGAGTGCCTCGATGCGTTCGTGCGCCGTCTTGGGCAGTTGTGCCTGTTTGATTGATGCCGCAGGGTTTTCTGCGATGGTAACTTTTTTGCCTGCGATGGCAAGTTCCGTCCCGCATGTCGGGCACGTAACATTCGTCTCTTGTTTTTTCTTCATGATTAAATAGTTGATTGATTATTATTCGGCTCTACCCATTGTCTGAGTATTACCAGGTCCTTGTCTTCTTTGCTCTGCCAGAACCACCGGCCGAACTTCTCGGGATTCCATTTGAAGCCGCCGAGCAGTTGGCTGAGGATGAATAGTTCCAGCTCGATTTGTGATTTGTCGCGCCGCTCTCCATAGAGCATGTCGTCATCACTCAATTCTCTTTCCGGTAATGCCATGAAATAGCGGCGCGATGTACTCTCGCTGCGTTCCGACGGAATCGAGTGCTTGTAACGACGGTACAGCTCTTCCACTTTCGAGAAGAACTCCTCTTCACTGCAATGCGGCACTCCGAGAACGCCTTCATATGAGCTGTTCCGGATGACGTACTTGCCGTCCACTTTGAGGCTCCGCATTTGGAAATCAACCTTGAAACGCGCCCCGTTTTCTACGGCACTGACTGTTTCCTGATAGATATTGTCCATAGCTTCTACGAATTGGTTATGTCCGTTCTCCTGAAGGCGGGAATGCTCAGCTTCAGGTTGTCGTTAATCAGGAATTTCCTGTCGCACTCGCAAATGATGTGGGTGTCCGTTACCCGCTTGATTCTCCGTGTAACTTCATCGTGGGAGGTATATGGCCGCCCGTCCTTGGTTCCGTTATCTATATCTCCCGATATATGATACCAGTTTCCGATTTCAATGTCTTTTACGTTCATTTTTTATCTGGTTAAATTGTTTGTCATTAAATGCACTCGAATCGCTGACGCATGGCTTTATAGCTCTGATAAATACAGTAGGTCCTGGATCCAGAACCAGGTAATCGCCTGGTCAGGATCCAGGTAGAATACTGTATGTTAAATTCGATTCCTCGTGCAAAATCGAGCTGCGTTGCCCGTAAGTCTCAATCAGGCCGGCACATTGCTTTATCAGTTCGATATGAGCAGCTATTCAGCTACGGACCTTGTCCACAGGCATCTAATCAGATGCCTTGGACTACGGTCCTTGATGTTATTAGCTGCACCATTAAACTCCTGACCTTGACCTTTTCACTTTGTGCTAAGTTTTGCCGTTCTTAGGATTGCGGCACGTTGCTCTAATAGGTCGATGTGCGCCGCGATTTGAAGTCCGGGCAGCGACGTCGTGTTCCTGATAGTGAATAACGACGTCATTGCCGGGACTTCATTGCTTGCGGCACGCTGATTCTTGTCCCCTGAACCGCAGTTTTCCGTGCTGAAAAAATCTCATTCGGACGGTACATTCCTTTATTTTCCTGATGTTCGCTGCTCTGTTCTGCTGGCCTGGGATTCTCCTCCATCCACTCGGATGGAGGGAAGCTCTGGCCGCAAGTTCAAGAGCTGCACAACTGAAATTCCGATCTCGACTTTTGTAGCTGTGTACTCAGCTTCTCATGATTCTCTGAATATCGGCACATTGCTTTATTGTTTTGATGTACGCCAGTTTCGGAAGCCGGATGGTCGCCGTCGTATGACGTTAGGGATACGACGGCGCCGGACGGGCTGTATCGAAACTCGGCATGTTGAATCATATTCCTTGAATCACCGCGCTTTCGTGCTAAAGGGGAAGTTCTCATAATGACAGACACATTTCTTTACTTGCATGATGTTGCCCGCGAGAGCCCAGCTCTTGAGGAGTCTGAAGGTGATGGTCCGATCACCTTCAAGACTCTCGATAGAGCTGGGTTACACGCGGGAATCTCAAATCCATTCCTCGAACTTCTGCTGATGTGTTTCAGTTCATCGGATGTCAGGCAGGCGACACATTTCTTTACGACTTCGATATATTACAGGAGGAACCAGAACTCACCGATCCTCGCCGGTTGTTAGACCGGCGAAGATCTATGCGTTCTGGTCTGCCATCCTGTAACATTGAATTTTGCCTCTTCATCCATTTACCGTGTGTTCGGTATATCCTATAATGATGCTACCAGCGTGTTGTACACAGCCCGACTTGTCAGCAGGGCATTCCTCATGCAACCAATCGTCAGATAGCCGGGGATGTTGCCTCCGGTTTTGGAACGGTTCGCTTTCACATTACGCCCACGCCCCCGGACAATACATCCGTCAGACTTGTTTCTGACATATCCCAGACCTCCGACTTTGCGTTTACCGGTTGCGACTGCCCGCAAACAATCCATGGCAAACATATTCAGTTCGTCAAGGTCTTTCCGCACGTTACATACGGGAAGAATCTGTGTCGCCCAACTGAACTCGCCGTTGCCCTTGTACAAATAGCGGTTCACGGAATTGACTGCCTTTGTCAGCGTCGTATTCCGGTTGCGAATCGTTCGTCGTTCGATTTCCTTTTGGAAGGTTTTGATACGGCTGGACGAGAGAGAAATCATTTTGCCCTTAATGCTGAACCCGAGGAATTTGAACCAGTGGTCAGCGGTCAAATATTCCACCTTTTTCGGATTGAGCTGCATGGATTTCTCAGACAGTCGCTTCCGGAGCAATTTCATCGCCTTTTCGTAGTCGGCGCCGATGAAAAGCATATCGTCAGAATAGCGTACATAGTAGCCATTCATCTGCGAGAGTTCTTCATCGAGGTCATACAGGAGCACATCTGCCAGCCAGCTTGCGACGGCACACCCTTGTTTGAGCGATTGGTATTTCCTTTTGAGGCAGTTATCCTCGTCGAAATACAGGTCGGAATGATAGTATTTCCGCAGCACGTCGATTAAAGCGGAATGGCCGTACTTGGCTTCTACCTTATCGAATGCCTCATCGATGAATTGAATCGGTACGCTGTCGAAATATTTGGAGAGGTCGGATTTCCAGCCCAAAACTCCGTTCTTTGCAGCGTTCACGATCTGATGACTGACCTCGGTAACCACTCGGCCGCAACCTATTCCTGTCTGGTAGGACTTGCAGGTCTCGTGGAGCATTTCAGGCATCAAGTCAAACAGGAGGTCGTTGGCGATACTGAGTATCACACGGTCCATCGGCTCGTTTACATACACTGTGCGGAACTCGCCGTTGTCTTTGGGGATTTGAGCCGTATGGGGCGGAGAGATTTCATACTTTCCCAGCATCATGGCTTCAGCCATTGCCAGCCGGGTATGTTCGTCGGTCAGCCGGATGAGCTGGTCTTTCCGGATGTCTTTGCCCACACCTTTCTCGATTGCTTTCGTCCATCGCTCGATGTCGAAAAACATTTGCAGAATCTTTTCTGCCATATTATTACTCATTTTATTTGTTCCTCCTTGCATACGAGTACATCCCCGACAATGTAGTCGGACAAGCTCGGATGATTCTCTTTGAAAATGCGTGTAGCCGTTGGGTTGTGTTTAAGACCATGCACCTTTCCTTCCTCATTCACGACCATGATTTCCGTGTCATTCAGAAACACGAGTTCGATGTCTCCTCCGACTATTGCCTGCATTTCCTCCAGCTTAAAGTCGGTTCCATTGGCAGGTTGCACCGGTTGGCGCGTCCCATCGGTTTTAATAATTTCAGCCATTTATTTCTTATGTGTAAAAGTTATTATTGTCTGACCGTCATAGCCGCATTGCACTTTCAGCCCGAAAGCCTCGGCATCGGAACTGATGCAGCAGATGTCCCAGACGTTCAGTTTGCCTGCACAGGTTATGACGGTATTGTTTTCCGAGATATGCGGTGATTTGCCTTTCAATGCAGCACCGCCGGATATTCCGCGCAGGATGATTCCGCGCTGATGTGTTGTAAGTTCTTTCGTTTCCATAGGCAAATCGGAATTTGTTAAAGAATAGATGCTATCCGAATGTTCCGGCGGAATTCGGGCATATTTTTTTGTCGGTACACGTTCAATTATCGCATACCGGTCATCGGGTTCAGAACCCGAAACAAGGGGCGCACGGTGCCGTCAACACACGGATTCCGACCCAGACGAGCACGAGCAAGCCTGCGACGAATACCGTATTCAGAATGGCATCCTGCCGTTTGCGGGCAAAGGCGATTATCTTTTTCATGACTTTGATTATTTCGATTATACATTTTGCAATCGGGCACAAAAAAGGCACGAGTTCTCGCCCGTGCCTGCACCGATTATTTCTCACTACATTAAGCTGCCGGCGTCGGGGTCGGCGTCAGTTGCGGCATTTTGATGATACGGCAGCCCTCACCAATGAGCACACGATATACTCGGACGAGGTTGCGCCCGCGAAAACTGCTAACTGTTACACTTTGCACACCGGCTTCGCCCAGTCGTTTCAGCATGGGTTTGGCAGCTTTGAGATGTTTGAAGCAGCCGTAACTCTCGGTTCCGGCATTGTTATATACGTCTATCATATTTTTACTGCATTAGTTTTTTTAGGAATTTCCAAGCCTGCGGGCTATACCTCCGGCACACGAAATTTTCCAGAGGTTCTGTGCGTTCATAGCCGCAATTCAGGCATAAATACCGCACGAATTTGTGCGTGATGAAGTACAGCATCCCCGTTTCATGGCTTTTGCAGCGGTCGAAATACGGGGAGATGCCGAGCGCAAAGTGGGCAGAAAAATTTTCCGCCACTTCATTGAAAGCGATGAGTTTGTACATGACCGGATACGAAAAGGACAGCGCACATTTTCTGCACGCTGTCCGGCTCTGATTATATCGGGTTCGTTATGCCGTTACGCTGCAATCGCTACGGTTTCAGCTCCGTTTCTCGGTTTTCTGCCACGTCTGCGGGCAGGTTGTTCCGCCACCGTTTCGGCAACGGTTACGGGTGCCGCACTTTCGGCGGTAGCTTGTTCGGCAGACTGTTCGGTCTGCACCTCTTCGGGCTGTGCGGCGTCTTTGGGCAGTTCCACACGGAAATTCAGTGCCTCCATGAGTGCTTTGGTGGCATTGTGGATGTACTTTTTGCGGTCACGTGCCGAGCGTTCCAAGTCCTTTTTGGTCGGCATTAACCCGATTCGTGCCCATACGCTTGCGTCGAGGTCGAAAACTTTGACCGTAACGCCTGCGGAGGTGCGGATGATGAGCCGGTGCGGAGTTCCTGCACGGAGTTTCGAGCGGATACCGTCGTTCGATTCGCGGAGCAGCGATTCTTTGGTCTTCACTTCCCAGAACGTAGTCACCACGTTGCGCAGCACGCGGAACATTTCGTCCTGCGTTTTCACGGTCGCTTCGTAATCGGCACCGAAAAAGTGCATAGCCGTGTTCTTGCCGTCCTTGCCGGCATACTCGAAAATCACACCTGCGGCATTAACTGCCATGTTTGCAAACTGTTCTGCATTTAACTTACTGATTGCCATAATGATAAATTTTTGTGAATTTCTATGCAATAGTGCATATTGAGGGCACTGCGGAATCGAACCACACGTTCTACGGATGGCAAAACGGCACGACCTGTGCGTGCCCAAAAATCGCACGCTACCTTTCACCCGATAGCGTGCAGATTTCATCTCAATTTGCACCTCACTAAAACGTGCCCTATACTCGCTATTTCGGAAAAAAGCCCTATATTTGCATTGTTCACACACAAAAGCAGTTTTCCGCTGTCATGGCAAGCCCGACATACTCCAATTTCCGACGGGTGCTTCTTTGGCACGTCCCCCGTCTTTTCCAACGGGGCAGCTAACATTCGGGCGGTTGGCGGCTGGTGATTGTGGGCATAATCTCGGCAATGCCCTTTTCTCAAGCTCCGTGCGGATTGTTTTTACCGCATAGCGATTTTTATCTCCGGCTGCGCAAGGGCAGACTTATGGCATTATTTTATCGCCTCCCTTTTCCATACGACTCTCGCCCTCCCAAAATCACGGGCTTTGCGTATGCGGACAAAATACACGTATTTTGACCGTTCCGACTTGCTACATTGGTTTGTAGTCCTGCGCGGTGTGGTTGTTTGACACCCTCTTTAATCGCTCCAAAGCGAACAGGCGAATTTTCGTTTGTCCGAGCCACGAAAACAGGTTTCCCACAAAAAAGGCTCTTTGTTTCTCGCTGTTGCGGTTTTCGCTGTCTGTTTCTTATTTACTGACTTTTTTTTGTTTTTACTATTTACAGACTTTCGGCGTGTGTGCCGTTTTTGAAAGTCTGTATATTTTTTGTTTCTGTTTTCCCCGTCTGTTTGTCGGGGCTGTTTCCCTTTCGGGTTCAATTCAACTCTAAAACAAATTTTTCAAACCGCAAAATTTTTTTTCGTCCGATTGAGAAAAACGGCTCTAAAATGAGAGTGAACGCCCGCGCGCGATGGCTATTTTTATTCGATTGAAAATCAATACATTACAAGAAAGTGGAATTTTTTTTTCAAAAAAATATAGGGTTCAACGTTCAAAAATGGACTGAAAGAAAAACTATATATATTGATAGTCAATTATTTGTTAGTTGATAACCGTCTAAAAACAAGGGCGAAAAAAAATTTTGCTTTCAATCCGAAAGAAACAAAGGTCTATTTATAGACTTTTAGTTTCACTTTTCTACAAAGTGAAGGAGTTAAGACACTGAATAACAATACACTAATAATTTTTGAAAAGAACGGGGTGGGTACTACCCCCAGTGCGGATTCGATACGCGCCCTACGGCCTGATTTTCAAGTCCCGTTTTTGGCTCTGACTTTTTTGTTCAAAGTTTGGCACAGTTTCGGGGGATTATTCGTTCAAAACAGAACAGGATTTGTAGCGGGAGAAGCCGTCCGGTCATAGACAGACTTTGCAAGAATCCATTTACCCGCCGGCTTTGCATTATCGGATCCTCTTGACGATTGTCATTTCATATTATGGCAGACACGGTTATGCGGAGAATCTTGTTTATTAAAACATTCCAAAATGGGGCATTAAAGCAGACGGTCGCATATACAGTCTTGCATAGAAATTTGTGCGCTAATGAATTATCGAATTTTTTGTCGAAACTTTTATTAGGTTTCCCTAAAAAGAAAATTGATAATTTAAGCCCGCATTTCCCCGATAATCTTTATCTTTGCCTAAAGTAAACCTGTATATAATTTATAGATGCAAATACCGGATGAGTAAAAGCAAGTCGGCAATCCATGATTTCTTCCGATGTTACAGACCGAAGAATGAGACACATGAACTGGCCATAGCGCAGTTTTGTGCCCAGCGACGCTTTGTCGTCTCTATCGACGCGACACCCGACAAACGGTTGCCTGTAACATACGAAGAGTTCCGACAATGGTTCGAGACGGATACGCCCCGACGCGGTGATGTCGTGAACCTTGTGGGGCAAGGGATTTCAGGGATTGTCGAAACAGTGGGCGTAAATCAATCCGTGTGCCTGTACGTCTCGATCAGAGGTGATGAACTGGACGTTGCTTCCGGATGTTTCGACTATACCTCGTTGGAAATCGCCGACAAGGAGACGGTTCTCCGCCTGCAACGGGCTCTTTACAGGGAAGGGCTGGTCTGGAACCGGTGGCGCAACAGACTCAGACCGCGCGAAACACCCAAAGAGAATGTCCAGTACCAAATCAGCGTATTGGGTCAGAAAATCGGTTACGGTGTGTTTCGGGAAATCGATGCCAAGGGACGGATTGTCATGTACTGTATGAAACTGGAAGACGGTCCGGTGCGTTATTCGCTGCGGGAGGTTGTCGGCCCGGCAGAAGATTACCAGTTGGAGCCTATCAACGTGGGACAGCGTGAGGAACTGGCGAAAGAGCTGGAAAAGGCCGGTGTCCTTTGGAACGGGTTTTACAAGCGGATCGAGCCGGTCAATTATCTGGCTCCGGCAGGAAAAGGCTACTACTACCTGGACGAGTTCTGGGAGGTATGCAGGACTATCGAGCAAGGCAAGACCAAAGGTGCGAAGTATTTCAATAACGGGAACTATTCCCGGTATCGGGAACCGATGGAGGAACTCCGGAGGTATCTTTTGAACGAACTGGGTGTCGGTCCTGTTTCCCGTTCTGAAGAGAGCGTGTATTATTACCTGAAAGAGTTCTGGAAGGTTTGTAGGACAACGGATAAGGGACGACGGAGAGATATAAAGCGGGCCAGATCCGGTAATTATTCCACGGATGAAGCGAGTATAAGAGAACTTGCCTTACAGTTACAGGAGAAACGGAAGGAACAACTGTCCCGTTATCCGTTAAAGGGATAAATTGAATTATATAACAATGATTGATAAAATTCTTGACTTCATAAAATCTTTGTTTTCAATCTATTGGAAAACAAGACCATTTAGGGCTTTCATAACACTGGACACATTAGTTTTGGTTGGGTTCAGTGCTCTCAAAATAACATATAATGTTACTTCCGGAAAACATTCATGGGGGATTGAGGTGACGCAAGGTGAATATAACTGGATTATAGTCATAATTTTAGCTATCATAAATATTCCTTTTGCTATTTGGTTGATAAATGATTTACTAAAAGCAAAGTTAGAATTATTACAAAAAGTTCAATATAAGGTAGAAGTCGGATATTTTTTCGAGGGAAATGTAGAGATGTTATCTCCTACATTTGAAGAAAAAAGAATTTCATACAAATTAAAGGAGCAACCAAAATCATTGGCAAACAACCCTTTATTAGGGATGTCGCCATTTCAAATTGCTATTGCAGATTTCCAAAATATTAACCGCAATGTAGTTCAAGCCACTTCTGTTCAAATAGTTCGAGGCGAGATAAATAAAAGTTTCTATCCTATTCAGTTTTATTTGGAAAATATCGGAATACCTTCGTTAAAATGTTTTGAAATAACATTTTACTTCGGAAATGACGTAACTGAAATCCGAAGCAATAATAAGAAGATGAATAGTGTGTTTGGAGTTGAAATTCCCCATCCATCATCAACCTACATCGATGAGGAAGAAAAAAACGTACTTTTGAAAGGCAGAGACTTGCTGGTAGGTAGTAATAATATTGCGACTAAACCAATATTTGTAAAACCTGTTTATCCAACGGAGAAAATAACGGTACATTGGAAACTATTGGCGGATGAGTTTAATCAAACTGGAAGTTTTGACGTACCAGTATCTTACGATATTAGAGAAAAACATGAGAATCGCTATGTAGATACTCCAGACGAATTGCAAAATGACATAGAAACCATTTGTGATTATATTGAATCAATTACTTGAAATTCAAGAGATAGATTTAAGTTGCCGAGAAATAACTCTTTTGGATTTCTGTATCGGTATTCTCTATCTTCTTCTAAAGAAGAAGCAAGGTGGAGGGTATAAATAAAGCACTTCCGCTACGCTCCAGTGTTTATTTATACCCTTTAATGCTCACCCCTAAAGGGGTTCGCTATGTTTTTCTTTCAGTAGATAAAAAGAAAAGTAAGATAGTAGTATAGTATATATAATATATTACTGCATCTTACTTTTCTGTATTTATAGAACCGGAAATAGTTATCGGTCAGCCTCCATCGAGTCTTTTTCTATGCCTGTAGGTTTGCTCGAACTTCTCCCTGAAAGCCTTTACCTGCTCCTTGGGTAGGTAGCGGCGCACCTCGCCGCAGAGCCGGTCGTACTCCTCCAGAGGAAGCGTGTCGAGGTCTGCCATTTCAATCTCCACGTCCGGATGTAACCGCCGGAAATAGAATCCCGCCGCCTGCGCATATTCGCCTTTGCAGGCCCGGCTAACCGTCTTGACGGATGTTCCGGTGATTTCGGCGCACGACTGCATCGACTTGAAGATGGCAACCAGTATGCGCGTGTGTCCGAACAGTAGCACCTGTTTCGGATGCCGGAATGTACTGTTGCTTTTCCCTTTGTGTTTCATACGGCTTTCATTTTACGATGCGTTGCAGAATGCGGGCGATGAAAGAAATGTTTTCCGTGTTGATCCATTCTTTGGCTACGTTCCACGTCAGCGATTTCTCGAAATTGAGGTTCTCTTCCGTAAGGACATGATACGACAAGCAACCCTCCGTCGGTTTGAGCCCTTGGCCATGCAGTTCGCACAGCCCGTTTTTCCAGAATATGCAGCCGTGCTCCGTCTGATGCGCCTGCACCATCAGTATCGGGAACGGGATGGCTCCGACCAGCATACCGACAGCCCAAAATGTAATCCGCAATCTTTCTTCGTATCCGGCCTCTATCAGCCGCCAGATGTCCTCCGGCGTGCCCAGACAGGGCGTCAGGCATTGTCTCCGGCAACGGGGACAGTCGCAACTCACGGGATAGCGTCCCGTGGCTCTTGAAATCTTGTCGATCAGTTCCTTGCTCATTCTATTACCTCCGTTTCTTTTCCGGCATTGCCGTTGTTCCACAATTCGATGATTTTCTCCCGTCCGAGCAGTGTCCACCGTTTCCGGGTACCGAACGCCCATCGTTTTTGCGTTTTGGGATTCGTCCAATAGTACGGCACGTCGATTTGCCACTCCCGGTATTCCGGCAGGACGGCCCATTGCTTTTTCACGAACCGGCAAATGCCGCTATCTTCCAGAAATTTACTCATGCGGCTGGCAGAGATGCCGATTTCACGGGCGAGTTGCGTGGGTGTAAAATAGTCCGCGCCTTCCGTCAGGTGGCTGTACGGATTTTCCACCCGGCGGCGTCCTGACGGTAGTTCAGGGCGTTTAGGCGGCTCCCTGTTCCATAGTTCGAGAATCTGGTCACGGCCGATTTTGCTCCACCGCTTCCGTGTCCCGGCGGCATGGCACTTGCCGGTGCGCAGGTTGTTCCAGTAATACGGCATGTCTATTTGCCAGCTCCGGTATGGCATGAACGCCACCCACTGATTTTTAGAGAATTTGCAGATGCCTTTCTCCGCGAGGAACTGGTGCAACTGCCGGGGCGTCGTGTTCAGTTCCTGCGCAAGCCATGTCGTCGAGTAGAAATCCCGTCCCTCTATCAGGTTATCGTAAAACTCCACCTTGTAGGAATCGGCGTCGATTCGTTCCTGTTGCAGGTGTATTTCGTGGCGTTGGGCGACAATCAACTGCTGAGCCTCGTCGAGGCTTTGCGGCACGGGAAGGTTTTCGGTAGTGCCCATACCGCTTTCGGACCGTGATTCCAGCGTGGCATACCCCCGTGTCATCAGTTCGTTGATTTTCGTGTTGCACCATTGCGAGAACTCCGGCGACAACTGGCGGGCGAACTCCATCGCCAGCTCTTCATCAATCCACGTGGCTCCGTTGTTACGGCCGCGCGTGGTGAAAATCTGACTGTCGAGACTTTCCGAGATGCCCTTCTCAACCAGATGCTGGCGATAGCGGACAAAATCCGCCTTGCGCAGTATCTCTGCCGGCAACACGCCGAAGCTGCGGGCCATCTGTGTGGCGTTTATCATCATCTTGTTGTTCGCGGCACGGAAAGAAATCGGATGGTCTTGATAACTGAACACCACATCTTCCTGCTGCGCGGGTTGCGTCGCTCTGGCAGACTGTATGGCCGCGTCTTCGAGCAGTTCGTTCAGCCACGTCTCCACTGCGGCGCACTTCTTTGCCGCGATGGAGTTTTCGCGCCGCATAGGCCGGATCAGCTTATAGACGTCGTAAGGGCTGATGGCCCACATCTCGCGTCCTTTCTTGCGGAACGGAATCTGAATACTGGAGGGCAACTGGCGGATAGCCGCCTTGTCGGTCAGCATCTCCTCGCGCCCCAATACTTTGCAGAGGTCATGCAGGTTCACCCATGCCAAGGTTTTGTCATCGTTGAACAGCACCCTGACCGGGTACTCTTCACATAGTATCGCATTGCTTTTCATCTTGTATTATTTTTCATTCTTTTTCTCTTCTAAATCACGTTGTTTACAGAACTTCCGGAACTCCTTGCGCCGCTGGTCATACGCCTGACGCTTGTGGGCCATCTCACGCACCGTGAAATAGCGGCGCTCCACACCGCATAGGCGGTCGTACTCCTGCAATGTCAGGTTGTCGAGGTCCGACAGGTCGATTTGCACATCGGGGTGCGCGTGTCGGAAATAGAAGCCTCCGGTGGCTACATACTTCCCGGTGCAGGAGAACGATATGCTTTGGAGGTTGATGCCTGAAAAATCCGCCGCGCTGTGCAGCGAGCGCACCACGGCGATGAGTACATACGCGCCGTTGAAGACCAGCAACTGCTTCGAGGGTAAAAAAGGGCCTTTCATTTTCATTGCTCATGAGGGTTTGAGGTGGGATTCAGTTCTTCTGCGGTAAACCGCTGCTGCGCCTGCATGAGGATGTAGGAGTCGGAACACACGATGCCGACCAGCATCATCTGAGACATGCTTTCCAGCAGGTACACGCCGAATACGGGGTCGGCACAGCAGAGGAACGGCAAGGCAAAGGATTCTTCCGCCAGAAAGTGTCCCGACGCGGCATCCACGGCAAAGCGTTCGTCCGGCTGTATGCCGTACATCTTACCCAAATGCTCTATCCAAAGGGCGAACCCTTCGGTGAATTCAGTAATCTTCTCTTCCGGTTCCAGTTTCATGGATTGCAGGAAATGTGTCATGTCAAAATAAGTTCGGGCGTCGGTAACGGTAAACAGCAAATCCGGAAACTCGCCGAACCGAAGTCTGAACCCTTGATGATTTTCTATTGCTTTCATTTTCTCAAAATATTGAATTTTGAAGGAAAATATATACTTTTCGGCTCGATTTTGGCTATAAATTTGCCGATAAATTTTCTTGTTAGTAATTCATTTATAGCGATTTACAAACAACAAAACAGCGCAAAAACAAGCAAAAAAACTATAAGTATTCATCCGCCTATTTTGTATGGTAAACCGAACATATTGGAGGTAATTTGTTCGTATGGTCGGAAGGGTGCGGATAACCCATTTTTTCGGGTTCGAACTATTCTTTTTGAAACCCGAAAAAAATGCAGGAAGAAGGTACTTTTAACCACGAGTTGCTCGAAAGCATATTCCACACGTCAAAAAAAACAATTCAGGAATACGTACGGGAAATCGAACGGCACAACCGCTACCGCTCGGTGCGCTCGAACATGCTGCTGGGAACCATCCTCGACGACCGGGCGCGTCTGATCGACCTGTACGATGCGTGTCTGCAACAGGATGCGCACATCCGTGCGGTCATCGAGACGCTCGAAAGCCAGATACTCGGTGACCGCTATATGCTCGCCCGTCTGAACGACAAGGGCAAATACGTCAAGGATGTGAAAGAGAGCCAGAAGATACAGGGCTCGCAATTCGATAAAATCATCCGTGGCATCATCGAAGCCAAACTCTACGGTTATACGCTTTTGGAAATCATGCCGGACATCGACCCCGATACGGGTCGCCTGAAAGAAGTGAACAGCATCGAGCGTCGCAACGTCCTGCCCGAACAGGGCATCGTCGTCAAGCGGCAGGGGTTGTGGCTGCCGCACTGGGACATCCGCTCGGCCGCCTACCGGAAGCGTTATGTGCTCATCAAGACGGGAGATTTGGGACTCTTCTCGGCCACGACGCCACTTATCCTCGCCAAAAAGTTTACGATTGCGAACTACTTGAATTTCAGCCATTCATACGGTCAGCCGATTATTCACGGAAAGACCGTCAGCGAAAACAACATGGATCGCAAGCGTCTGGCGCAAGACATCTCCAATGCAGCTCAAAATAAAATCATCGTAACGGGATTGGAGGACGAAGTGGACATCAAGACCTTCACCATGTCAAACAGCGAGAAGATATATACCGGACTAATTCAGTTCGCCAACAAGGAGGTCTCGAACCTCATTCTCGGCTCCGAATCGATGGCCGGAGGCATGCAGTCGTATGTCGGCTCCACCAAGGCGCATCAGGACATCTTCCGCGACCGCATCGAGGTGTACCGCCGCTACATCGAGAACGTGATGAACGAGCAGATTGTCCCCCGTCTTGTGGCGATGGGCTATATCCCTGCCGGGTTGGAATTCAAGTATTCCAACCGCATCGACATGAATAACGAAGACCGCATCAAGCTCTACTCGCTCATCACGGACAAGTACGAGGTGGCGGCGGACGAAATCGAGAAAGAGTTCGGCATCATCGTAGGCAAGCAGCTCAACGTGATACCCGGCATGGGCTGCGGAGGCGGTGCTGTGCCCGGCGGTAGCTCGTCGGACCGTGGCATCATGTCGGACGAGGAATACTACAAACGTTACGGTCATCCCCGAGGCGTGAAACAAACCGACACCAACCCGTAGCCATGAGAATCACCCTTGAACAATTCTGCGAGCAGTGGGCTCCGAAAGGCAACGGCCGTTATCTGCCCAACAAGATGGAGTTCAACACCCACGACTTCGTGACAATGGCCGGCGAATACTCCAAGAGCCGTTTCCGCACCAGCTTTGCCGAAGGCGGATTGTATGGCAGCGGCAAGCTGTGGCCGGAGCGTAAATCCCGCTGGGGACGCCGTTTCACGCATCCCGTAATGAACGATACCGGTAATTTGTCCCGCTCTATTTTCGGGGAGGCGGAGCGCATGGACCGCACCAACCTTACCCAGCGTGCGTATGGCGAACGGAAAAAGATTTTCCGCCGTGGGGCCCGTTATGCCATCTGGACCAAGGCAAGCAATTATCACCAGCATGGGAAGCGCGGCGCTTCCCAAAGTTACGCAGCCGTGCACAACACCGACCCGGCTTTGGGGCTCTATACCGTCAATCAGTACAGCCGTCGGCGACCCGAGCACCGGCAGTTTATCGGCATTAGCCCGAAACTGAACCATACCGTCAATCAACTGTTTATCCCCATCTTGTTCCGGGGATTTCCCTTTCCGAACCCATGATCAGAGACAAGAAACCACATAATCCACCCGTAAACGGTTCCGCTCCGGAAGCGGAACGACCTGCGGTCGCCGTGCCGGAATCGGTCTCGGAGAATCCGTTCGTGAACATGTATCAGGCCGTCCGGCGGGCCATCCTCACGCTCAGGGAGAATCCGGAGGACCCGCAAAGTCCATCGTTCTTCAGAACAATCATGATTGACACGGGACAGTTTTCCCGTATCGTGCGCAGCGAGAACCTGGAAATGGAAATCGCCTTCCCGGCCATCTTCATCCGCTTCGTGAACGTGCGCTACCTCGTGCAGCAGCAACGTATCGGCGAGGGCCGCGCCACCATGCGCATCCGCTTCATCCTCAATACGCTCAACCATACCGACCCGGAACGGGAATGCGACCCGTTCATCGTTTTCCAACGGTTGAACGTCGCCATTCAGGATGCCAAAAGCCATGAACCGGCACTCACGGAACGCTGCAACCTCCTTTACTTCGACATGCCTGTTACCACCAATATGTTGCAGGCGTACTGGGTGGATTACGAGGTCTGGTTCCGGGAATCGTCAGCATGGAAGTACCGCAACTGGGTCGAGCGCTACTTGGTCATGCCGCCTTTCACGCAACATGCCGATGCGCCGCAGCACGACACGGCGGGACACGGGCACCATGCCGAACCGGTTTACGAAAAGGTTACGGGATTCCAGCCCTCGGTCGATGTGCCGGACCTGCCGGAGGAGGATGAAAAAGAACCCGAAGAGGAAAAGCCTGCCGGGGATGTTCCGGATGGCTCCGGAGACGGATTATAAACCATTTTATGCGAGCGAAGCTATTCTTACCCAAAGGAAAAGATGAACACGGAAACTTTTGAACATATCGTCTGTCAGTCGGGCGCAGGGCGTCCGGCCTCCATCCGCTTCTTCGGCCGCATTACGGAAGAGAGCGCGGGGCGTTTCAGCGAGGCGTTCGACTTTTTGGAGAACATCGTGCGTCCGTCCCTCATCCGGGTGCTCATCAACTCGGAGGGCGGTTCGGTGCTGCACGGCATGACGGTCTATGCCGCCATCCAGAACGCCTCGGTGCCTACCGAATGCGTCATCGAAGGCATGGCCGCTTCGATGGGCTCCGTTATCTGGGCTGCCGGGGACAAGTCGTTCATGCGGGATTACGGGATACTGATGATTCACAATCCGTTCCTTCCCGACGAAAACGATGGGGAACCGTCCGAGCTGGTCAAAGCCTTCACGGCACAAATCGAGACCATCTACCGCAAACGGTTCGGGTTAAGCCACGAGAAAGTCCGGGCCATCATGGACGGCGCTGCCGGGCAGGACGGGACATTCTTCGATGCGGCGGCAGCCGTGAAAGCGGGCATCATTCCCGAAAGCCATGTACTGAGGACCAGCAAGCAGCTCCGGGACAAGGTGCGTGCCGACCTGTCGGGCATCACGGATGCGGCGGCCATACAGGCAGTCATGAACCGCATCACACCGCCCGAGGATGAAAATCACCCGTCGGGCGAGAAAACCACTATTCTTAATACGAAACTTAATCAGAGACCCATGAACGAAGAGAAAACATTATCCCCGGAATACAGCGCAGTGATCGCCTCGCTCGGCATGCAGGAGAAGAACGAGGTCAAGGACGTGCTCTCCCGCATCTCGGAGCTGACCGGTGTGGAAGCCCGGCTGGCCGAGGCGAACAAAGCACTGAGCGATGCCAAGACCGTCATCGCGGGTAAGGACGCCACCATCGGCAATCTCCAGAAAGACCTCGACAGCGTAACCGCCCGGTTGCAGGTCTATGAGCAGAAAGAGGCCGACGCCAAGGCAAGCGCCATTGAGAACTTCTTGCAGAAAGCCGTGGACGAAGGCAAGATAGAGGCGGACGCGGTGCCCGGCTGGAAAGAGATGGCCGCCACGAACTTCCAGTTGGTGCAGGACACCATCGGTTCGATTCCCGCCCGCGAGAAAATCAGCGAGCAGATTGCCACCGACCCCGACAACGCCAAAGCGGCAGCCGATGCCTTGAAGAGTGCCGGACAGAAAATCGCCGAGCAGGTCGAAGCCGTCGTAGGCAAAGACTTCCAGTTCAAGAAACTGCAATAACCCCGTCCGGTGGGAGACGTACCATCCCGCCACCTTGATACACATAAACTGATTTGCCGGAAGTGGTTTACCGCTTTGAGTCGATGCTCCCTGTTCGCGGCCGAGATTCTAACCCAGAAAATCACTAACACAATGGCAGATACAGTAACTTTCTTACAGAACGGCTATGCCGGAGAGGTATTGGAGGACCTGCTCACCTACACGGCGCAGGGCAACGACACCTACCGTGAGGGGCTGATACACATCAAGTCCGGCATCCAGCACAAGTACACCTTGCCGGCCATCCGGTTGGGAGACATCATTCAGGACAACGTGCCCACGCCCCAGAGCTCGCACGGAGCCAAAGGCGAAAACGGCGAGAACGAATACCAGTTCACGGAACGCCATCTCGAACCCGCCGAGTTCATGGTTTACCTCGAATTCAATCCGCGCGACTTCGAGGCGTACTGGAAATTCGCGCAGCCGACGGGCAACCTCGTCTTCCGCGAGCTCGACCCCAAGTTGCAGGCCACGATGCTGCGCCTTCTGATGGACAAGAAAAACGAGTTCATCGGCAATGCCATCTGGACCTCGGCCAAGGGCGGTGCGGCCGCCGCAGGCATCACGGCTCCCGCCGGTGCCGTGCAGATCGGAGCCGGCAAGGAGAAATACTTCGACGGGGTCGTCAAGCGCATCATCGACAACGTGAACGCCACCGATGCCCAGACCGTCGCAGGCGGCCAGTGCATCGTCTCCGGTACGACAGAGCTCAAGGACGGTGCTGCGGTCGAGGCGGCCCTCTACTCGATGTGGAAGAAATGCCCCAAGCAGATCCGCAAGCGGTCGGGCCTGAGCATCGTCATGGGCTGGGAAGCGTGGGACGCCTACGACCAGTATATCACCGACAAGATGGTAAAATACTCCGAGAACAGCGAGGTAAACCGCTACCGTTTCAAGGGTAAGCGCATCATCCCCATCACGGGCGTACCGGAGCACACCATTGTCATGGGCAACTTCACGTCGGGCATGGATTCCAACCTGTGGATGGGTGTCGATTACGCCAACGATGCCGAAGTCCTCAAAGTGGACCGCCTGCAATCCAACTCGGAACTCTTCTTCTTCCAAATGCGAATGAAGATGGACGTGAACATCGTCAAGCCTGCCGAAATCGTCGTCCATACGGCCTACGCCAAAACGGCATAACCCTTTACCGAATCACCGAATAATAACCGTGCGGGGGATGGACACCATGCTCCATCCCCCTTTTTCATACCGAAATATCTATGGCAAAGACTCAAACGACCATTCCCGAAACAGATACAACCCAGCCCGATGCGACGGTAGCCGCACCGTCGGCAGCAACTGTGGAGAAAGATACGGCATCCGAGAAAAACCCGAAGAAAGAACAGGCACCGAAAGCGGCGACCGAGATTCCGGCTGCGGTGTTGGCCATTCTCGGGAAATTTCCCGACTACAAGGAACTCTACATCGATGCCGACGGCAGCATGTACACGCCGCAGACCACTCCGGCCATCCGGGGCAAGGCCATCCTCTACAAGAATCCCTATTACAAATCATAACATGCAGGCGATATGGCTTTAGGTAATGTAATCATCAAGGATGTGGACGGCAATCTGCCGTATGCCGCATCCGCAAGCAACGAGAAAATCACGGGCCTGCTGTTCGACGTATCGGGACAGCCCGACCTTTTTACCGCCGGTTACGGGAAAAGCAACGAGATGAACGTGGCACCGGGCGATGTCATCTGCATCACCAGCCGTAAATCCTCCGTGCAGGACTTCGGCATCCAGGAGCGTGTCGCGTGTGACCCGGACGAGGAGGCCAACGAAAACTTCCTGTTCGGTATTCCGGCCTACCATATCCGCGAGTTCTTTCGCATGGGCGGCAACATCGACGGTCCGGGGCGGCTGTATGTCATGTTCGCGGACTGCTCCCAGAACTGGGACGCATTGGACGTGATGCAGCGCGCGGCGGACGGGCTCATCTCGCAGGTGGGTATCTGGACCGAGCAGCCGCTCTGGAAGCTCAACGGCGAGCAGGAGAAATACAACCTGAACCTCGTCAAGGGCATCAACGACAAGGCGGTGGCACTGGCCGAGCTGAACCAACCCCTGTCGGTGGTGCTGTGCGCCAACCCCGGTAACACGGGCAGCGACACGGAAGAGGCAAAGGTCATTGACCTGAACCGTATCCCGTCGGCCATCTGCGAGTCGTCCCGCACCAGCGTCATCTTCGGGCAGGCGCGGAACGACCAGAACGCGACGATTCAGTCCCGCAACCCGAACCATACGCCGGTGGGATTCCTGGGTGCTGTCATGGGCGCCCTTGCCAAGGCGAGCGTTCACGAGTCCATCGCCTGGGTACGTCAGTTCAACCTCTTTGCCGACGACTTCCAGCAGATTGAGCTCGGGTTCGGAGATCTTACGCTCGATGCCGAGGACGAATTCGTATCGACCAACCTGTACGAATCCCTCTCGCCGGTATTGCTGGACGAACTGGATGACAAGGGATACATTTTTCCCATCAAGTATTCGGGTCGGGAGAATGGCATTTACATCTCCAAAGACCAGACCTGCTCCAACGGGGACTACCGTACCATCGCCCGCAACCGTACCATAAATAAGAGCCGCCGTGCCGTGCGCGAAGCCTTGCTACCGTATCTGCACAGCCCTCTGATGGTGAACCCTGCAACGGGCTTTCTCGCACCCTCGAAGATTACGGCCTTCAAGACCCTGATCGGTGATATATTGGCCAAGATGCAGGCAGCACAGGAGATCAGCGGCTATGCCGTGACCATTGACCCCAACCAGAACGTACTGGTGGACGATACGCTGCGCATCAGCTATGTCATCGTACCTGTCGGTGTGGCCGTGAAAATCTATGTCGAGGAAGGCTTATCACTAACCGCTAAATAGATGTAAACATGGCAATCATAAACAACGTCGCATACTCTTGGTCGATGATTACCTTAGCCAGTACGGCTTTGGGAATCGAGGAAGGCTCCACCGTACTCGAAGGCGTTTCGGGTATCAAATGGAGCAAGAAACGCAAAATCGAGCCCAACTACGGTCTGGGCGGGAAACCGGTCAGCCGGGGTTTCGGAAACATCTCCTACACGGCGAGCATCACGATGGACTATGCCACGCAGCAGACCCTGCGCTCGACCTACGGCAGTCTGATGGACATCGGAGAGTTCGACCTGATCATCTCGTTCGCCAACCCGATGGCCAGCGATGACTGGACGACCACCACCGTCACGTTGAAAGGCTGTATCTTCAGCGAGGACGGCATGGAGAGCCAGCAGGACGATACCAATATTACGCACGAGTTCGACCTCAATCCCTTTGATATTCAGATTGGAGATGGGGATACCATTTAG